TCATTCTGAGAGGTCGTTGCGAAGTATTTTCCAGTTTGAAGCCTTTGAGTATTCTTTCAAACTTCTTGAGTGATCTTTAGTTCCTACATATTGAAGTTGGAGTAGGTACGATAAGCGAGAACGAACACCAAAGCTATTTTGAGCTAGTATAACAGCCTGAAAAGAATATTTAGCACTATCTTCCCTTATTACTTTATTATACTCATATTCCCAACCATCTGGGTGCTTTAACTGTTTCACTAGAATCTTTTCGGCAAAGACTTGAGCTGCTGATGATAGATCAGCATAGTCTGTCACTTTCTTATCTTCATCTGTTATTCTTAGGATTGAACCTAATACCATTAAAACCACAAATACAGCTATAATTGCTATTAAACCGCCTTTTTTATTCTTCATTTTAAGAGATTGTGTTATAACGAATAGATAGTTTAATGATGGCTAATCCTTTGATGTGTGAGATGTGTTCATCTTTGGGTGCGTGATATTGATTTTGGCTTACAAGCTTTACATAATCCTTACCACGATCAGACAATTGTACATATTTTATAGTCAAATATTCATCATCACCATCATCTATATAAAGCAGGTATATTTCACCAAATCGTATATTGTTTTGAGTGTCTTTAATCTGCTTATAACAAACAATATCGCCTGATTTCATAATAGGATACATACTATCACCTCTAACAAACAAAGCCCCATCACATTTAGGTGCATTTGGTACTGAAATATAATCTATCGGTGATTGATCTATCTGATTGCTAAATAACGTATTTAATCCTGCAACAGCCTCTATTTCATATAGTGGTATCAGTTGATTGTTAATATTGAAATAATCAGATTTGAAATTATATTTTTTGATATTTGATTCAGACTCTGCTAAAGTATTAATTATCTCTTCTTTCTGAGTATACTCTTTAGGTTCATTTTTCAACATATCACCTTTGCCAGTTATAAGCCATTCAATACTTACTTCTGGATAATAAGCGATAAATCTCGCTGTATTATCTTCACTCATACCACCGTCAGAGTCTAACACACCTCTCGTTATACCAGTATTTTTATAAAATTGGTACTTTGAAATCCCTTTAAAATCGAGGAATTGCAAAATATTTCGCTTAATGGACGAATTTTCTTGCATGTTTATTTGTTTAGACAAATTATCTCGCCTATATTTGTATCAATATCGAAACAAAGTTATAAAAAATATGGATGCAGCAAAGTTTCTTAACAGCATTGAAAATATTAAACAGCATGGTGATGCTGTGCGTATTTCTAAATTAGTTAACAAGTTACGCTTAGAACGTGGTGAAACTTCATACTCACCTGCTACAGTTCGATCTATGCTAAATGGCAATAGAACTGCAAATGAAGAAGTAATTGAGATTGCTAAGAAATTCTACAAAACACAACTACAATTTGAAGAACAAAGCTTATGAAAACTAAAGACAAAATCTACCTAACAATCATTATCGTATTGACATTAGCATTATCAAGTCTCGAAGGGAAGCGTGAAGCTGAAGAAGATGCACAGTCTGCAGAGATTTGCAAACTACAAGATACAGATAACAATAACTATTAATACTCACTATTATGTATATCAAAGAAATAATGTATGGTATATCCTGTGATGGCTGTGAAACGATTTATGAGGACTTTAACGGCTGGACATTACACACTAAGAAAGAAGAAGCTAAAGATGCAGCTTTAGAGAGTAACACAGGTTGGATTGAACACGATGAAAAGCACTATTGCCCGAACTGTCATTTAATAGATGACAATGATAATACAGTTGTAAGAAAATCAAAAGAAACTCTAATCCCTTAACGGTTTATTGCAAGGTTCGACTCCTTGCAAGGGAACATTATACAAAAAAAATGCAAGTAAACTCAGGCGACATAATAAATTATAATTCAGAGATATATTTATCCCAAGATTATATATTAAAGCATGCTGATGTTGGTTATAACTATTTGCGAGTAGCTAAAAGTAGATTTAATACTTCCAAATCTGTATCATGGAAATATGAGAAGATTTTGAACAAAGATTATTTCGCTTACAATTACTTACCTATTGCTATACAAACTAAACTTTTACCACTTGCAGCACTAATAGATAGTGCAAGGGAAACAAACGATGATATTACATCAATCATCCAAGCTGCAAAAATCAGTTCATATAAGAAATTTCAATCTAAATTCAGTTCTGATGAGTTAACTATTGCTGCAGCTATAATCAATGATGCAAGCATCTATATATCATTAAATGGTATTTCTTTTTCAAAATCAGCCTTCTTTGAAAAGTTGGCAAAAGAAGTTGAACTGCAAGAAATTAAACACCTGCCTAAAACATGGCGAAACCTGCGTGACAAGATCAAAGAATATGCTGAAGGTAAAGCTATAACTGACCTTATTTTCGAAAAGAATAAAGGCAATGCAAACCGTGCTAAGTTCGCTAATAACGACATTATTAAAGGTTGGTTATTCGGTCTTATTGAGTCTCAAAAGAATTATTCTGCAGCATATATTTTCAGACAAACACGCAGAATGTGTTTACAGTCGCAAATTAGTGATTTTCCTTCTAAACGTTGGGTTAGTGACTTTTTAGCACTACCTGAAACGCAATACATTACACAGCAAAGATACGGTGCAAACAACCGTCACAATCATAAATATAGAGTCTATACACCTACTCAATCAGCTTTATTTGCTGGTGACTGCTGGCAAATTGATGGTACTCGTGTTAATATCATAGATCATAAAGCAACTTATTACAACAAAGAAGGCAAAAAGGTTACAGGACAAAAGTTCTTGTACATCATTGCTGTACGTGATGTTATGAGCGGTATGGTGATGGGTTGGGAATATTGCTATGATGAGAGTGCAACGGCTGTAACAAACGCTTTGGCAAACGCTGTGCGTAATGCTGGCTATTTGCCTTATGAGTTTATTTATGACCGCTTTCCTGGACACAACACTTCTGAATGGAAATTTATTGAAACACAGTTCAGAATGGCTGGTACTGTAATGACTGTTACCCACAAAGCTGAAGGAAAAGCAAATATAGAGCGTTGGTGGGGTACGTTACAAGACGTGTTTATGATGGATAGCGAACTGTATTATGGTGAGGGTATTAAATCTACTCGCAGATACGCACACAGAAGCAAAGAATATGTTGCAAGCATGCGACAATGGGCTAGCAAAAACGACTTTAATTATGACAAAGCTTGTAACGAAACTAACAAGATTTTAACAAGCTATATAAATACTCCATTTTCTGAGTATTCAAATAAATTCAAAAACATAGATCAGTCACCGCTTCAATTGCATGAAGAATGCGAGAAACCAAATGTATATCGTATTCCTGATTATGCGTGGTGCTTCATGTTTGGACTTAATAAAGGTGTGCAAATATCAAACTATATGATTACTACACAGATCGAAGGTGCAACTTTTTACTATGGTATTGATGATTGTGATCTGATTGAAAAATACACTGGCGTGAAGCTTACTAATTGCTTCGATTATGAAGATTTAAGTAAGGTGCATCTGTTTGACGGTGATACTTATCTAGGCACATTCTCAGAAATAAAACCTGCACAACGTTTCGGACCGAATAAAGATTTGCGTGCAGTGGGTAAGATTAAATCTATTGCTAACAAAGTAGAAGCTGACAGAAAAACTAAGATAGCTGCAATAAAAGCTATTGAATTGCCTGATCAACAAGATAATTACGGTGAAGTTGCCATTATGCAAGGCGGTATTATGAAAAAGCCAGCATACGAAGCTGCAGAATCTGCTTTTCTCCTAAATGAATGGGATAATGAAGATGTAGTAATAACAGCCAGAAATCAATATTAATATAAACAAAAAAGCTCAATAAAGCCACTTTTGAACCGACTTTAAAGAGCCTTTAAAACTCAATGAATATGACAAATGTACAAAAAAAAGAAATTCTTCAACTAATTGAAGATGAAAAAACAAGACTTGGTTCTTACCGTGCAGTAGCAAAAAAGTGCAGTATTTCAGAAGCAGCTATTTCACAGCTTCGTGGTGGTACTTATTTGGCTGAAGGTGATGATGTGTATTTAAAAATTGCTTTGGCACTTGATTATAGTTTTGACAATAGTGGGTGGAACATTGCAACTGAAACTACAGACTTTAGAATCATTACCGAGGTGCTGAGCGATGCTAAGAATGAAAGTATGTTCATTGGGGTTTCAGATAACGCTGGCTGCGGTAAAACTGCACCCTCGGATATATACCTTAACTGGCATAAAAAGGAGGCTGTATTTAAAATAAACTGTAAAGAATGGGGTGCACGTAAATTTCTTGAAAAAATAGCTGTAGAAGTTGGTGCAACAATACCTAAAGGTTACGGATATTCTACTGAGTTTATTGAAACTATAACTGATACTATTAAAGGAATGGCAGACAAAAAGCCTCTTTTAATCATTGATCAGGCAAATTCTTTGAAACCTGCAGCTACATGTATGATCATACATTTATTTAATGAGCTTGAAGGTATGACAGGGCTTGTAGCACTGGGTACTGAAAATCTTGAACATCAGATCAAAAAAGGTGTAAGACTTAATAAAACGGGGTTTGATGAAGTAGACAGCCGTTTTGGTCGCAAATACATTAAAACCGTTGGTGCAACACTTGCTGATACTCGCAAAATATGTGCTGTTAACGGTATCACCGATGATACACTGCAAAAGGAGGTTTTTAAAGCCTGTGAGCCTATTGAACGTATCCTTTCAGATGGTAGTAAGATTCTTGTAATTAAAGACAAAAGACGCTTAAAAAGAGTTATTCAACGTGAACGCTTAAATCATAATTAATATGTCAACAAAATCACAAAATATACACGGTCGTTTTTACGGCTTGCTTAATCAAATGAAAGGTGCTGAAAAGGATGCACTGGTATGGCAATACAGTAATATGCTTACAACCTCATTACCTGAATTTTTAGAGAAAAACCCTAGGGGTTATGCACAAATGATTAAAGGAATGGAGCAGACTGTATCAGAAATGACACTGCAGGTAGAAAGGGTTGAAAAGAAAGCCTACATAGCCGATAGAGAGCTTAAAAAACGTAGATCAGCTATTCTTTTAAGATTGCAAAAGGCTGGCATTAATACTACTGATTGGCAGGCTGTAAACAAGTTTATGAGAAACCCGAAAATAGCAGGTAAAACGCTGGGTGAAATGTCAACTGATGAAATGGACTTACTTATACCAAAACTCGAAGCAATACTAGCAAAAGATAAGCTTGAGCGTGAAAAATTGATAAGGTTAGCACAAGCAAATTAAGGTGACAGGGTGTGTGTTTGACGGTAACGTTTACAGGTTCGATTCCTGTCACACTCACAAAAAAATACACAATAGATTATGAGTAAGATGAGAAAAATGCAGTTAGGTCGCAGGCGTGCTTATTTACGTAAATGCGTACTGGTACAAGAACTTTTGGCAAAGCATGAGAATGAAACAAGTATTCGAAAAAGAGTATTTGACTTACATATAAAACCTATTGTGTTATGCAGTTATGTACAATTTAACAACATGTTGAATGAGCGTAACCCTGCATCGGAACTACAAGAAATAGAAGATGAATTTAATAATATTTAATCGTATGGAAAATGTATTATCACCTGCTGAACTAGCAGAATTTAAAGAGTTTAAAGCTCAGAAAGCCGAAAAAGAAAAGGCTCTTAAGATCAAAGAAGATAAGATAACCTACAAAGAAATCAAAGATGAGACTATCAGAGTTCAATTTGAATTACTCAAAAGGATATCTGGCTTAATGCTTGAGGCTAAAAAGACTGTGTTTAACAACTGTGACGGTCTTATTCAGATGAAAGATGATCTTTTCAAGACCAAATCAGACAGATCATCCAACACCTTCACCACTCAAGATGGTTCAATTTCTATCAAGCTGGGTAATCGTGTCAATGAAGGCTGGGCTGATGAAGTTGAAATAGGGGTTTGCAAAGTACAGGACTACTTGAGAACATTGGCAAAGGATGATAACAGTGCAACGCTTGTAGAGGGTGTTATACGCCTGCTAAAACCCGATAAAAAAGGAAATCTAAAAGCGTCTAAAGTGTTGGAGCTTGAACAAATGGCTATCAAATCAAACAATGCTGATTTTATGGACGGTATCACACTTATTAAAGAGGCTTACAGACCGTCACCCTCTTGTATGTTTATAGAGGTTCGTTATAAGGACGAAAACGGTGAAGAACAAAGCTTACCACTATCAATGAGTGCAATAGAAAAAACATGTCCTAACTATGAAAATAGAAAAAGTCACTAATGTATCTTTTCTAAGAGTTGATACAGATGATAATGTTTATGAACGATATGGCTATGATGGCTGGTATATACGCATAGGAGAAAGCACAGAACCTGTATACGATTGTGAGGAACTAGAAGAAGAATTTCAAAGATTTATCACTCTAAATAATATCTAAAACTATGGCTGCAGACAGATTTAAACAGTATCAATATGCTTTAGTACGTTTCTTTCGTTCTCGTGGATATGATATAAACTCTATCAAAAAGACTATTAAGATTGATAAATATGATCTTCCAGTTAAAGAGGCTCAGAGACTAAAGCAGCTAGAAAATTACGGGTTTCAGGTGATTGACCCTAAACCTGAATATAGTTTCAACCCAACAATCAATTATGAGTGTGAAGAAACTTTTATAGACTTTGCTGATGAAATAATTTACTTATGTAACAACGGATTATAAAAAAAACAATTATGAGAAAGTATTTAAAGAAGTTTTTTCAATGGGTTTTCAGTTATGAATTAGGCAAAATTGCATCTGAAATAAGACAATGCGAAAAAGAACGCAAAGCCTTAAAGGAACAAGCTGACCGAGTAAGTAACTTACTTTCTAATCTTGATATTAGTGTAGACTTACATCATTATTCACCATCATGGGCGGTTATATCCTTACAAGGGCAAAAAACCGATTACATAAAGTTTATTCAAATGAATGATCGCACAATAATGGATATAGACAGAGTTTTGAGACAATTCGAGAGGTCTAAAGTTGATTGTTCGCCAATGGAACACGCCTTTTTAAGAAAGAATAAAACATTTAAAATATAAACAATTATGGATAACCAGAGAATAGTTATTACAATATCAGATCATCAAGGTTTATCTGCTGTAGTCCATGCAACAAAATCTGATGGGCAATGGATAGCACGAGATATTATTACTGAAGAAGTCAACGAAAATGCAACTGCTGTAGCTATGTTAACTAACATAATTTCAGAAGGAATCAATAACCTATAATCCTAAACGGTTCAAGCTGGGTTCGATTCCCAGCATAGGAACAAACAATCCTTATTTTTTTATTAAAGACATCAATATGAAAAATAAAAACATCATGTATTGCCTTATATACAGGGTCAGAAAGCAGAAAGGGATAAATATAGACACACGTACATGTACGATTTTTTACAATCATCAATACCCCGAAAGCATTGAGATTACAGCAATAAAACGCCTGTGTGATGAGTATGGTTTTGGGAGGCAAGCAAGAATAATCTAAAACAAAAATACAATGATAACTGAATTTTCAAAAATAGTAGGTATTCCAGAATCTGAAATACTGAGTAACAGAAGGACTAAAGAGATTGTAAATGCTCGACAAATATACTGGCTTATTTTATACAAATCAGGATATTCATACACAGCAATAGCAAGATTAAATAACAAATATCATTCTTCAGTTCTCACTTCAATTGGTAGAATCAAAGGACTACTTGAGATAAAAGATTTTGATGTTACCGATATATACAATAGAACAAAACATTTAATTCAATCAAGCATGAGTATAGCAAACAGCACGATAACGCTTACACGCCCTTCTTTATTTAACGCTGAAGGCAAAGCACACGAAGAGTTTATATTTGATCATTTTGACTGTCCTCGCTGTAACGGGTTAGGCTACATACATGTAGGCAGTTACAACGATATTGAAGATAAAGACAGTACGTGTCCGATCTGCAGAGGCACGAAAAAGATAAAAGCAATAGTCAATATAGACTGGTCTGCATCTGAAATAAAGAAAGCCCCATAATAGGGGCTTTTTGCTTTATACCTTTACAAACTTATAGAGCATCATATCTGTATATCCTGCAGACTTATTAAGCGTTATATTTTGCGTGTTCAGCACTGAATTTTTGAAAGGATTACCTATATCCCTGTTATCAGCAAACCACTCACACAACTCAATTAATGAACTCTTATTTGATGTAAAAAAGAAGTAGTTCGAACCACATAAAACATTTAGTACATCTAAATAGTCTCTGAGCTTCCAGTATTTATCCGATTGATATGTTTTTGTATCTGTACTTAAGTAAGGTGGGTCAACCAGAAACAGCACATGCGAAACATCTTTATATTGGTTGTATAACTGCCTGTAGTCACACTTCACAATATCTAAACCTGCAAGATATTCAGTTGAATTAACATCATAATCAGAGGCTTTGATATTGTTATATAGAGTTTCTGATTTTAACTCTTTCAGATCAGTTACATATTTAGATGAAAAAAGAAGCGAAGAGGATAGTGTAATGTAATCTACAAACCCTGCATTATCTTCAATTTCAATACGATCTAACATTGTTTTACATACTTCTGCTGGAATCTTCTTTTCTCTTGGGTGAACGCCTAAAACAAGCCTCAGATCAGCAAGCAGTTTGTTTGTTTTCGCAATATTCTTAAGGCGTAAACTATAATTATCAAAGTCATTATATATAACTTTTGCTTCAGGAAATATTTTCTTTGCAGTATGCGAAAGCAAGCCTGACCCCCCGAATAAATCGACTATTATTTTTACTTCTTGTTTGGCTTTCAGCTCAGTCATTGCTAAACCAAAGGCATTAATGAAACGTCTCTTTTGTCCTTGAAACGGTAACGGAGCTGTAGTGTAATTCTTTTTCATTTTTAAATCTGTTTTAAACTGTTTTTAAATATTATCTTTGTGGTCTCAGGTAAATAAAAAATAGGTGCAGACACACCGATCAAAGGCATTTAGCCTCTGTCGTGGTGTGTCTGCACCTTTGTTATTACAGCTTTGCCTGAGAAACAAGCTGTGTAAAGATGGGGGCTTTCTTATTACTCCCTTATATACCTCATAAAACTATACATCTTTCGATGCTTTAAATACTCGCTATCAGATTGTTTGTCGTATGCTTCACGTTCGAAAGATATGTTTCTGTAAGCCTGTTTCGTGTTGCGGTACTGTGCTAGCCTTACCAACCATTCTAAGCCGTATAATACATAAAAGAACACATATAACAACTCTCTCATTTGAAGCGTGTGTATAGCTTCGTGTGTGGTTAGTTTGACTGATAACGGGTTGTACTCATTCCGTGCAAATACGAACCCGAACACATTAATAGCTGCATATCCTTTGATTGGGAAATGCTTAGTGTATTTAACTTTCATATAATTAATTACTTAAAGTTTCCTACTTCTATATCTAGCGATTTTATTTTAACTTCAGTGACAGCGGTTAATACAAAAGTTGGTTTTGCATTTATGAAGATATTCCCGAATTGATAATGTTCGAATTGCTTATTCGTGTTCTCTTCTTCGGCTGCAAAGTTTCCTGAGATAGTGAATTTTCCAACTGCTTCAAGTTTTACGGTAATTCCTCCATACTCTAAGAGTTCTAAATTGGCATTATTTAGAGTCAATTTTGTAGAGACAGGTAGAGTTATTAATGTACCGTCAACAGTTCCCGTATTGGTAAAATCGGATATTTTCGAACTTGAAAACTTATTGATCATGTACTTATGTGGTATATCTAAGATCACATAATCGGCAGCAATAAAGGAAATCTTATCTTTAATACATTTTGTTACTGTTTTGTTGGTCACATCATAAGTAAATGTATCTAAGCTTTGTTGTCTGAATCGCTTTACCAATTCTGGTATATAACTAAGTACTGCTGAATCATACCCTAAATTATTATCAAACATCGTTTGTACTTCTGATTCGGACGGATTAGCATTGTACATAACTTTTAGCATTCTAGTATTTGAATACAAGAATCTAAACACATCATCAAAAGGTGGTTCGGGTGCTATAATGAAATTATATAATCCCATTCTCGAATTGCAGGTTTCAACGAAGTTCTTAATTGTATACATCGAATAACCCAACAGGCGAATGTGAAAAATAGGTGTAATATTTAGTTCATAACATAAATCTGCGACCTCTCGTATTGATGGTATAACAGTCCTATAAGCTGCATTAGTAGAAATGTATGTAAATGTATTTTGTATTTCTTCTAATGTTAGTGTGTATGAGTTTGTTAATGTCGGTATTAATGGATTGTTGGAGGTTGCCACTCTCGCAAAATTATCATCATGTAATAATATTACATTCCCGTCACTAGTTGTTGAACAATCTATCTCGACACTATGCAAACCGCATTTTGCAGCAAAGGCAATTGCCGACAATGAATTTTCGGGTATTGCTCCGATACGTAACCCTCTATGCCCACACATTTGGTGTGTTTTTTGAGAGCGTGGCGGGTTACCACTTCGATAGATAATGTTATTTACATTCTTATCTATTTCTTCTACTTTTTCACCTATTGAACTGCTTTCAACATTTTCTAAAATGTTTGGGTTGCTTTTTTTAGTGATTAAAATATCATTTGTTCCTGTCATTGAAACTTGGATAAATAATATACCTGTTGGTATAGTCACTTCATAATTGTTTATCAGATATTCTGTACTTGTACCCGTACTTCCATTATACACAGGTACATCTAGTATCTGTGATTTTGGAAAACCTGTTGTCGGATTAATTTCTGATACATACCTCATACTTGCGTCATATCCTACAACACCTGTTGCACCTCTTAACGTGCCTGTTATTGATAATATATCACCTTCTAATACGGATATAGGTTGTGTTAATCTATATACATTACCAGATGATGAAAAGAACCCCGTTTGTGTATTTACATAAGCTCTAACATTAACATACTTTGAGACTAAATTATTAGAGGCTGTTATGTCGTTGAGTATATTTCTTTTAATTGCTCTATTTCTTGTGTCGATTAGATCGACTGAGGTATTGCCTTCTATTAATCTAATTGTATTTAAGCTATCATATAAGGGTAATACTTGTATATACATCGCTAAGTATATATTAGTATCATCCGTTGTGAATGTAAAGGGTTTGCCTTGTTTTTTATTGAATTTCTTAAAACTTGCTGCATCAGATGTTTTTGAATTATACAAATAGATAGTAGGGTTTATATCAGTCACTATATAGTTATGACCTACAACTGTATAAGTTGTATTTTTTTTCAATTTACATCTATCTGCTATTAGATACGCCCCTGTATATACTATTGCACCCGTTGTTGTGTTAATCGTTGCTCGTGCTAGGCTTGCTATTAACTGATTAGTTATATCGTTTCCAGATGTTCTAGCGATTAAATCCGAGGGGTTTTCGGTAGTTGCACCTAATACCGATACCCCTATTGTTATATCTCGTTTCGGATAAACACCTGTTGTATTTTCAAATTGATAAAAATAGCCTCCAGCTACGGGGTTAGAAGTTGTTGTATTTACAAGAAATTTACAAGAATCGGATGTTTCTCCAATTCCTAGAAATTCATTTTTCAATAAGAATATAGACGGGATGTTTATTATTTGTTCACCTATTCCCGTAACCATTACATTTAAACTTCTTAGACGTTCAAATGTTGGTGTATTGATGTCTTTGGCTATGATAATAGTTAATAAACCTGCAACGGACACATTTAACCGTATTTGATTGATAAACTGCCCTCTTAAACTATCTTGGTTTAGGTAGTAAAACGTTGCATTTGATACTGTTGCACCTGTTGATGAAAAGGGTATAACTTCTTTGAGTTCATCGGATACGGATATTTGAGGCATTTCCCCTGTCTCAGAATATACAACTTTGAAATTATCGGTTATTCTTATAAGATCAGCTTTTTTTGCTACATCTGTAATTTTCGCATAATCAGCCAAGTTAATAACGGGGGCTTGTGGTGTATCAGTTGTAGCTAACCATACCCCTGCAACATTACATTTATACACCACGCCAGGATAAGGAATACCCACCCATGCAGTATCACCTATTTGTGGGCTTGGGTGCGCTGCCTGTAATGAACTTGCAGACGTAAAATAGCCTTTAAATTTAGCAGCATTATTCATTGCTAAGTTTATTTCTGCTAATATCTGTACAAGCCCCTCAACGTTATCAATTGGCATTTGATCGTTCTTATGCCAAAAGGAATCTAACCACGCCCAAAACTGTAAACGTGTAGGCATAGCACTGCGAATGAACCAGTTTTTTATTGCTTGTCTCTCTGTAATTGCCATTAGTGTTGTTTTTTAATGAGTACATAATCAAACGTACCCGATTGACCATAGTTTGTTGACTCTCGAACTATATAAAACTCTATCAGGGTTAGTGTAGGTGAATAATAACAACTTGTAACCCTATCAATAAGACCAAAGTTTAAAAAACCAACATATTCAAGAGGATTAACCCCTTCTGGTGCTGCAACCGACACTTTTAAACCTTTAGCCCCCTCTAAGGGTAAATCAACATAAATTTTGCCCGTAATGATCTGCTTATTCAGTACTTCAACAGAATCAGAAATAGACTGAAAACGTGTTGACATTTCTTTGATGGTTTTAAGCCTCGTTAGGCTATTAAATAGTATTGTTGAAGTACCAAATGTGCAATATCTGTGAAATTGTACTTCTTTGAAATTTGCATCTTCAAATTCCAATGAAGTCGCCATTTCTTTGACTGTTATTGTCTCATTGCTAATATCACCTATAACACCGCCTACAAAGGGGTATAACACGCCACTAAGAACAACCCAACCATCGCTAATGGTGTTACCTGCAATCACGCAACCCGACACTATTACACTGTCACCTATAAGACTAGCAACAGCTTGTAAAGCTTCTGTATATGATTGTTGCATCCATGAAAGGGAATCCTGATCGAGAGGAAAACCGCCCGTCTTGGTAAAATCGAATCTTTTGTGACTACTCATATTTTGTTTATATAAAACGTTTTACTTACTAATTTGTAGGCATTTAAAAGCCCTTTAAATACTGCATCATCATATCTTAAAGTAGATGGTACACATACTATAAAATCTACACCTTTACTCTCCGTTTCAGTCGATGTATTAATGTAAATCGGCTTATTTTCGGCTTTGGTTCGTATAAAAATGGGTTGTTTTTCCTTTCTCTTATAGAGGTACTTACTTTTGTAGAACTCACCATCTGTAATATATATACGCCTTTGATCGGTGTCAAAACGGTCATTCAGCAATCTCTCAAGTGAGAAAATTTGCGGTGTGATTGACAGTCTATAAAGATTTTCGTCTCTGAAAAGCAAGAAGCGAGAATAAATACTTCTTACACCGCCTAACATCGAATTAAGAATGATTATCAATACCTCTTTTCTCAAGAACGTAGGTAATAATAACCTGCTGAGACGTGAATAATCAATGCTATATATCTTCATAATATTTCGCTCTGTGCTTCGTAAGTAATTTCTAAATCAGCATCAGCTATACGCATATAACCTGCATAGGGTTGATATATAATACCTATATCACCTGTTTGATTGTTATATCTATATTCTGCGAGCGTAATAGTAGGCACAACAACACCATCAACACGCTGTAAAGCATCAACCAGAAAGGCTGGTACAAAAACACCGTTAAAAGGTAGATTCTTAAGAAATAGCCTTATAGCATCGGCAACAGGTGTATCGCTCGCAGCATCTAAACGCTGACCGTTTGAATTGAGAACTAAAGGATTGAAATGTACATGCAGTCTCAATTTCAGCTTATCAGCTTCTTTACTTATTATTTCAATTTGAACTCCTGCATCTTTCACACGAAAGACGTAATCTTCGAAAGCATTCAATTCAACAGGAGAAATAGGTGCAAGGTCGTCACCTGCATTTTTAGCAACTTTAAGAACCAAACGCTTTTGAAAAGAGACTACTGCACTGTGTGCAATAATCCGTGAAGCTTCTATTTCTTCTGTTGTTAAGCCTGCATTATCGTACTGGTCTGTATCTGGTATCAGGTTGTGACCTAGTTGAAACAGCTTTGCTTTATTTGCGTACCATCGTGCGGTGTGAGGCTTAAGGTTGTCTATTATTCGTATTATCTCAGTTACAAGATTATCGAATAGAACTTCAAGCGTCCACATAGATGCAGCAACGATATAAAACAAAATGCTTTCGAGGCTTACAGGCGAAAATTGCTGTTCGAATGTTCGATCAGGATTAAGCCCATACATATTGATGATAGTAGGGTGTGCAGTAAACCTGCCTGTTATATCTGCTTTTATTTCTGCTATTGTACGTGCCATAATTTAACTAACTATAAAGTCATGTTCTATATACCAAAACTCAATGCCTTGTTCTGTTTCGCTATCTGTATCTGTTGCAGGTCTAAGCCCTTTCATGTTGTAATATTCTAACACCAAAGCATTAGTTACTACAGGGTTTGTAAGCACCTGCGAAGGGCTTAGAGAGTCGGTTATACTTAAGCCGTTTTTTATAGCCAGATCAAAAACCGACTCTACAGAGCCACCTGTTTGTATTGCAATATCAATAGTAGATTGACCGTCTAAAACTTTCGTTTCCATATAAATACTATTACTCCAATGATTGACCCCAGCCCTAATAAACACATGAATATTTTACCAAACCAGCCTTCTACAACCTGCTTATCTGTTTGTTTATAGACCACAAGAGGCTGTGATGGTATGTAATAGGTGATCGGTTTATCACGTTCTATTATAGTGTCTGTTACCTGTATATAAATTGTATCTGGGGGCTGTATCAGACGAAACTTTAATATCCCGTTTTCAAAAGAAAAGCTTGAGATCAGACCTCTTGCTTTGAGTTCTTCAAACATTTTCATGTTCACCTTATTGAGGCTGTCACACTCAAATAAGGCTGTTATAATAGTACTGTCTGCAGGTAAAGCATAGGGAACTAAGCGTTCTGTTACCTTTTCTTTCGTAAAAACTGGTATTTGTATCGGTGGTGTATAAGTAGGGGCTTGAGTCTTACAAGCTACCAGACCGATAAAGCAAAGCCCTATTATGAATATTTTTCCCATTGTTCTGTAAATTTTATGCTGTTTAAGCGGTTTAACCATCCGTTTAAGAATCGTTTTTGCGTATTTGCAAGCAGTTCTTTTTCGGTTGCTTTGCGTCCGATCTTCTTTTCATAAGCTTCAACAGATCGGTTAACAATACCGTTTATAAAGTCTGCTCTTCTTTGAAATATCAGATTAAATAACTTCTCAGAAGGAAAGACATTCAATGCTGCTAATGTGTTTTTACCTACAATTCCATCAGCTTTAACACCCAGTATTGTTTGAGGTATTTTAATACCATGAACGCCTGAAGCCCACACCCAATCTACCAAGATGTTTGCTATTGATTGATTGCTGATCTTATCAGCCTGCCAACAATCCCAGAATATTATTTTCAGTACATCCATCCATTCTTCATCTGAAATGTTCTTTAGGTCTTCAATGGACGGAGTCGGTAATCCTTTTAGTTTTCGGTAATGAATAAAAGTACGAAGTGTTATACCCTTGTTAGTTGCACCGCCTCTGTCAATCGGATCATTCACAAAACCGCCTTCCCATTTTTTGATAAAAGGGGCTAATAATTCAACTTTCGCCATTTTGTTAGTCCTCCTTTTTTAAATCGCTCAGGTCAACATTAAAATGTCTTTCAGCTTTGTTAACCAGTACTTTTTGTAAAACTTTCGCTCTCTTATCATCATTCTCAGAACTCCAGTTCTCAAGTATGGATATACCCTGATAGATGAAAAAAGCAGCTAAAACAAAGCGTACTGCAGCATCTGTATTTTTGATTACATACATATCCACATAATTTGCCAGAATAATCAGTATGAAAGCCACAATCATGGTATACATTATCCTGAACTTGTATTCGCTTTTAAATTTACCGTCTGATCGTTCAGGATATTTGATATGTACCCTTTTGCCCAGACAGTATGCAGACCACACATCTAAAGCCGTTGCAGCAAGGCAGGGTATAAAAAACAGCAGTGAAGTTTCAACAGCCAGCAAAAGACCTGTACAAATACTAAGCAGGTACTGCATGCACTTATCTATAAAATATTGTTTCATAATTATATATCTATATCAAATTTTGAAATATCGTTACCATCGACTCTGATAGGGGCTGTTATACCGTCACTGGATAGCTCAGACTTTAGCTCTGTGATAAATTGCTGCCTGCTGTGTGATGTTATAGGTTTCTTTAAATAGTTATCTATACCAAGCCCCAGCGTAGGCACTTGTTTAAATTCGCCTTTCTGAGCTACTATAATGAATTTGCAACGCTGAAAATCAATATTATCAAGCTGCAAACCTTGTGTTATCATACCGTTTGCATCTCTTTTTACAGTGATTTTAAGCTCATTGTTTTCATCAACCAAAATGCCAATCATTGTGTTATCTTTTTGTTTTCGAACATGTCGATAGTTGGTGATTCGATAGTAGGGTTGAAGATCAAAGCAAGAGGATTGCCGTTACCCGTTACAGGGTGTGTTAATAAGAGTTGTTTCAGTGTCTGTATATCTGTATGTAGCTTTGTCATCCAGTCAACCAATTCAACAATTTTGACTAAGCCTTTATTATCACCAGCATTGAATATAAAACCTTCCTTATCTATGTATAATGTTTGCGTTCCTATCTTTACTTTGATCTTTTCAACCTCAGAGCATTTAAGTATGACAGCTTCTGTTTTCAGATTCTCAACTATGCCAACCAGTACATTGCTATTCAAAAGAGGATATACTGTTACATAGCTTTGCAGATCATCATCAATTGCATTGAGCAAAACACCGTACAATGTTGGAGCGTTGTCACGTTCTACAGTACAGGTTGTTTCTGTTACCTCTGTAACCACACCCCAGCTTACTGTTTTTATCTGTGATCTTTGTGATTGTGCTTGTATTGCTAATGATATAGCTTGCTCTAGCTGTCCTGACATACTTTAAACTATCTTTAAAATCGTTTATAATCGCTTTACAAAGTCTTTGCGTGTCTTTTATCGACTCGCTTCAAAATAATGCGTTAAATCACACCTTAAAGCTTAGTGTGTTTTTGCGTGAATAGCCTGATGAGTCATTAAATGTTATATTCACTTTCTCAATAAGATACCTGCCAGCTCGCTCAGGTTCTAAGGCATCCCGAATATCAAGCGAGTCACCAGCATGTGTGAGAGGTAATCCAAAGCCTGTAATATCACCTGTGTAACCATCGTATACCGTTTTTGCCATTACAGCTAAAGCCCTTTCACGTAGCTGGCTTTCAGTAAGCGGACCAGCAAAGTTTAGTGTACGTTCTGAGGCTTCTTTCTCTTTATTTCCTACTATAACGGTTGTTTTCTTTCCATTTGGATTGTTCGAAATAGCTTTGTAACGTACTTTAAAATCTTCTTTTCGTTTAAATTTCAGATCGTTCTTTTTTACATTTGTGGTGAAAGGTCGGTCTGCAGGTGAATTAATTGTATAAATGTGAGTTGTGGTTTTATCTCCGAAATCGTATGCTAACCCTACATTTATTTTTCCATCCTGTAAGCGACTGTATAAACCGTATGTTTTCATTAAATCTTGCATCACGGCAAAGGCACTGGCATTGTCAATCTGATATTTGCCAATATTGACATCAGGACATTCAAAAGTCATAGTTGACGGTATAATATCAGTAAGTATTTGCTTGAGTGTTGCAGATTGATAGCTTTTGATAAAATTAGTTTGTCTGAGTGGGTAAGTTTCGTCATCGCAATGAATGATAAGAGGTATATCACTTTCTATTTCTCTGATATAGCCTGTAAACTCACGATTGAAAACATTGTCATAACCAGCCTCAAGCGTTACTTTATCACCAGCTTTTATTTGTTCAAGTATTGCTTTTCCTTTCAGTTTACCATAATTGCGTGGAATGGTAATCTTTGCAGTGTTCGACATTTCAAGAATATTCTCATCAATTTCAAACTGGTTGATATTCTTTAGCAACACATTTCCCAGCGTCACATTTGCAGACATATTGAGGAACATTAGCATAGCACACGATGTTAATAGTATTTTTTTCATAATCCGTTATTTGATAAAAAGGTGTGTAACCTTAGTTTTCGTTTATAAGTTGATATTCGGCTGATTTTGTAGCACGTGTTGTAAAAGTATAGGCTATTGTATCTTCATAGCCTTCTACAAACTCTATACTCACATCCAGTATAATAATTGAGTTGATTTTGAGTGCTGCAAGTATCTCACTAGATACTTTCCAGACACTGTTTACTTCGAATATATCGTTTATAGCTTCCATCCGATCAATTGGGAACTGGTGGTTCTCCATGTCGATAAGTAAGCCTTTCCAAGTGATTTGCCACGGCTCTGTTGAATAGCGTTCAGTTACCTCAATATCGCTGTCATTTAAAAGAGTCGTTACCAGCTTTTTTGATCGGGTAAGGCTAAACATGGGAGGCGTGGCAAAAACCTGATTGTATTCTTCAGCAAGTACACGATAGGCAAATAGGTATTCTTCAGAATCATTGTACAAAAGCACTTCATCGAAGCTGATATTTTTATCTTTGACAAATACAGATTGTTGATACTTGTTATCATTTCGCTCTAAAGCTGTTTGAAAACCTGCTTCAGCAAGTTTACTGCTTACATTAGTAGCTACATAGCCAAAAGCGTTTGTGTATCTGCCTGAGAAATCAAAATTCATATCTTTTTTCCTTTTTATCCTGTGGTTTCATACCTGTTAAAAAACCTTCGTTTGAGAGCCAAGTCAGTTCTCTATATCTTTTTATATACTCAAAATCATTCAATGTATCAGGGTTCTCTTTGAAGTAGAACCTGATCATAGCATCTGTCATGTAAAAGAGTGCTTCAAAATCACCTTTTTGCGAGCAACTATCTAAGTTGTCTATACTAGGTATTCTAGGTAGTTGCTCTAGCAGTTTTTTATGATACCCTTCCGAACTGGTATAAGTTCAGACAAACTGTTTAATGCCCCGTAAAAAAGCCCATCATCGGCTAAAACTTCGTCTTTGTGAGACAGCAAGCAATTTTTAACCAGAATCTCTTGAGCTTTTTTAGGGTCGCTAGCATCCCATCGCATATATTGACCGATAATAGCACGTGTTGGAACAGTAGCTAAAACTGTTTTATAGGCTGTGTTATCTTCATCAATTGGTAGATCGATTAGCTTCACTTTATTTTGACCGTATTTAGTTTTTGCATTTGCAATCATTTCTGCAGTAATGCCTTCGGGTAATTTATCACTCATTGTTTTTATATGTTTAAGTCGATTGATATTATAAATAATTCGTATTCGTTTTCAAGCTCTCCATCGCCTGTGACGTTTCTTTTGTTTCCTTTAAACTTAGCCCAGACACGATCGTAAATCATTTCATTCTCAGCATTGGCAAATGCTACATTTATAGGAAATGGTCTTATAAATGCTAGATCACCATATTTGTTTTCCAGTTCTGTTGACATATCCAAAGGCAGTGTTATACTACCTTCCTGATCTTTCTGCCCCATTCGCCAGCCTCGTGGCTCTCGTCTAAGCCCTCTCTGATACTCATGTGCATATTCGTAACCGTAACTGATTGCTGAAGGGTCAATGTTATAATTATTATCAAGGGTTACGGTTACATCACCAGCTGAATACACTTCTCCTAATCTTCTTATTCTAGCCATTGTTATGCTTGATTTTTAAGATTTATAGTACCAATTATCTCATTAACACACCCTGTTGGTACAACTGCAAAGCGTATTTTAAGCGTCTTTTCTATCAACAGATCACTATCTGCATCGGTGTATGTTTTGCCTTCTGAAATCAGATTACTACCTGCTAACTGATTAAATCTCTGATCGCCTATTGCATCAAAATAACCTACTATTGTAGCAGGCAGTTTGCCTTTCTCAAGCTGCACTGGCTTTTTCACTTCAGGCAGATAGACCAACCGCAAAGCACGCTTTGCTTCATCCATTGTATGACTGTAGTAAATAGTGTGTTGGTTGATGTTTCCTAAGTTATCTAAGACAATAGGAGCACACACGTGACCATCATTCCACCAGTAACCCGATAAGCCCTGATAGCGAATAGGAAAGACGTACCCTTTTGCGTTCAGTGTTTCGAGGTTATCAAATACTTCACTGTATTTTTTATGTGAACTCAAACCACCGACAACCCAGATATTACGGGTTGCATCAGTAAGGTTCTGTGTTGCAACTTCTGCTGGGTTTCTGTTCCAAGCTTGAGAAGCAATAACACCTAAAAATGTGCCTACATCGGCAAATTTTTTGCCCAGATCATCAAGGGTATCTGCATACGTCCAATCTTGACCAGCAATCAAAGTAACCTTTGTAGCTTCCAGTGTTGCTTCACCTACTTTTAAGGCTCTCAGATCAATAACGGTTGATAGATCAGTACCCATTGCACGACCTTCAAGCGATACGTGTAAAGGCATATCGTGTTCATCAGCCCACACCGCTAAATTTTGTAAGGGTTGTATTGCTGCTCTCACATCTGCATTTATACCATCAACCAAAGTATCGGTATAAGGTGCAACAGGATTGTACGCAACGCCTAAATCGGAAATTCTGCCTTCAGCATCAATAATCAATGCTTTTGCATCTGCAATCTTTTCTGCAGGCTTTACGGTTTGAGGTACTAAGCGAATGTGCAATGCACGCCCTTCACCAGCACGGCGGTAAAACTCTGTAATGTGCCTGTATACTCTTACTTTGTTTGTTGTGTCGTACGCTTCATCAATTCCAATTGCTTCTGCATCGGATGGACGCAACAGTTTATAAGTTGTAGACAGCAAAGCCTTTCCAGCCACGGCTACACCGTTGCAGATTAAACCAAATTCTCGGTTATCGCCTGCAACGTTTGTGCCTATTCTGCCTTCTTTTATTGTGACTCCACGTAAACTTGTCATAATTATTCAGGGTTTTGAAGTTGTTGTTTGCGAGTCTCGCAAGCTTCTATTATTTCACGACGCCCTTCACCTTCTAGCTCAACATCAAGAATCTCGTCAACTTCTTCTACAGTTTCAAGTGCGTATATTTGTGCAAGCTCTTCAAGTTCATCTGCAGATGCCAGTGATGTAGTTGAATAGTCGAGCGTGGTATACTTCTTTTTGTCTGCTTTCACTGATAAGCTTGCAAGGTTCTGAGACGTGAAAAACTCACCTTTATCATTTAGATAAAGCTTTTTGACTTTTAAGTCTTTGGCTATTTCTTTGCCTTTTTCAATTTGTTCTGCTGTAGCTGTCATAGCGTTTTATGATTTAGGTGATATAATTGCAGCAAAGCCTTCTAATACAAGAGGCATAGCAATAAAATAGTTACGAAAAGAAACGAGATTGCGTTGCATCGTTGGGTCGTTCTTTGCTTCTGACCAGTACATTTTGGTTAAGCCTGTAGCACGACCTGTTTTTTTGAGAGGAAAAACAAAAGAAGCTTGAGAGTGTACATCATCATCAGGAATAGTACCCAGCGAAACTTTTGTTTTTGTCGCTACATTGTAGTAAGGGTTTAGCTCATATTCTCTGAACTCAAAACCTAGCTGATTAGTGATAACACCACCTTGAAAGTTTGCATAGCTTTTACCAAACAATGATTTTTCTTCATTTAACAAATCGTTAACGTGATCAGGGCAAAGAATAAAGCGTAAACCTTCAATCTTAATTTTTGCTCTAGCATAGGCTGAACGTACATTAATAATATCTTCCCAGCGTAAGCGTCTGCGATTACCCACAAGCTCACCAGTTGTTAACAAAACGGGGTGTTGAATGTCATGATTCAAAGGAGCTAATGCATGTGCAGCTTTTCTCAGCCTGTTTTCAACAATAGCATCAGAATGCGAATCTTTAACCGTTTTGATCTTATCGTATGATAAGGCAAACAGTTCATCATCCGTAATGGGTGTTACTGTTGTTTGATATTTATCTAATGTGATAGTAATATCGTCACCATCCAGCTCTTGAATGGAGATAGGATATGTAGTATTATTGATCAAAACATCAGGACGAACACCGAAATAAATAGAATGGATTGCTTGTACTTCATCATTTCCTGTTACATGTCTACTGTAATCTTGTACCCCATCAAGAAAGGTATCTTTAAGACCCCATTCAAAGGCTTTAATTACTTCACCAGTCCAGACTTCTCTATAAACATTTGCCATTTTAGTAGTTTTATATGATTAATTAAATGTTTTATTAAGCAGGTTCAACGCCATATTTTGCTTTATACAAAGCGTTAAACTGTGTAGGGTTTGCAGTTTGCATAGCCTCTAAATCAGCAGAAGCATTTGCCTGATACCAGTCCCAGTTTTGAACTACTGCAGATGCACCGACAGCTTCACCAACAACTTCACTCTTTATAAGGCTGGCAATAGGTTGTACAATCGCAGAAGGGGCTTCTTTAGGTAGTATTGCAGTTAAAGCTTCAATACCTGCTGTAGCACCAATAAGCTCGTACGCAGTTCTCTGATCACCTGCAGCAACTTTCGCATTATCCAGCAGGGCTTTAATAACCGTTGCTTCTTTGGCTTTTGCTGAAGCTTCATAGCCTTCAGTCTTTTCTTTCATCTTTGCCATTATGTCTGCATCGCTACTTTCAGCAGTTACACCTTCAAGCTTATAAGTGTCAATAAGAATTTGTTTCATTTTATCACTTTTTGAATTAATATTTTGATTATCTAATTGTGCTGCAAAACGGTTATACATAGCCTCTGCAGTCATACCTTTTACTATTTCACTATCCAGTACTTGTATGTTTTTTGCGATTGCTGGCAGTTTCTTTTGTGCCAGTCCGTACTTCACCATCTCATCAGCATTAAGCCAATGATCACGACCATCAAACCACATTGATTTTATTTCGTCTGCTGTCATTCCTGTACGTTCTGTGAGTCGTTTTATGAAACTGCTTTCCATATCCTGCAGAAGTTTTGCAACAAGTAAATGTGCATCAGCATCGCCCGTCTCTGGGGCTGATGCTCTGTGTGCCATACCGAAACCATTTTCAACTATATACACGTTTGCTACAGAAGGCAGCAGATAGAAGCCCATTGAAGCTGCAACACCGTCAATGATGATGTTTATCTTCATTTTCGAGTTTAGCAAAGCATTGTACATAACATTGCCTTCGAGTACTGAACCGCCGTAACAGTGCATCCTGAAGGTTACTTCTTTATAGCCTTTTGCCTCAAAGCCTTCTAGTAATGCCGTGAAGGTTTCACCGTTATTGAAAAAGCCCCCGATATTACCGTACAGCTTTGCTTCAACATGTTCTTTATCTAGTTCTTTAATCTGCATAATCGTTTACATAAGCATTGTTTGAGCCGTTTTAAAGCGTTTTGAGATTGCTAAAGTATATCACTTTGCATTACATAGAACTATGAGATACAAAGCTGTTTTAACGAACAATAAAGCCACTTTATTAAATAGTTAAATGGCTTTATTCGTGGTTTGCAAACAGCCTGATAATCTGGGTAATATTGTTCTTAAAAAAGCTGAACAATGGCTAAGAAAGAGACTAAAAAGACTACAAAAGGAGCTGCAACAAAAAGTGAGATCAAACATGCAGAATGGTTGTATGTGGAAAAAGGTATATCACCTCAAGCTATTGCTGATGAACTGGAAAGGAATATCAAAACCATTTATGAATGGCGTGATAAATATGAATGGGATGATACAAAAGACTTATTTACTACAGGTCCTGCAGAACTTAAGAAAACGTTGCTACAGGCTGCAATGCGAAACGTAAACGGTATAACCAGAAAGAATGAAAAAGGAGAGGAAATAAAAGAAGTAGATGCAGATTCACTGAGTAAGGTTATGAAAGCTTACGACTACATAAGCAAGAAAGCAAGCCCTGCTGTAGTTCGTGATGTACTTGTTGAGCTTGACAAATTTGTGTGTGAGAGAGAACCGAAACTTGCAGCACAAATGACACAGTATCACAAGATGTTTTTAACATTCAAAATTCAGCAGGAGAATGGCAATTAACTATGACAAGATTCAGCGTGAATATGATGATCATTGTGTACTGATTCAAAAAGCTGCAACTATAAATATAAATGAAACACCTGATCAAAAATACAAGCGTATAAAATCACTTGAGGCTGATTTTCTTAAATGGTGGGCTTACTATTTTCCTCACTATGCTACTTGTGAATCAGCTCCTTTTCACAAAAAAATTGCTGATCTGCTAATCTTTAAATTCATTATAAAACTGCTGAATGATGCTTTTAGAGGTAGTGCAAAATCGGTGATAACGGTCTTAGGTGTACCGTTATTTCTGGCACTGGTTAAAAAGGAAATGTGGTTCATGTTGTTAGTTGGTCGCAATGATGAGAAAGCAACAGAATTGCTTGCAGATGTTCAGGCAGAACTTACACACAATGACAGATTAAAAAATGATTATGGTGATCAATTTAAGCATGGCAGTTGGGCTGATGGCAATTTCACGACAAAGGACGGTGTAAAGTTTCAGGCAATCGGTTTCGGACAAGACCCCAGAGGTTTGCGTAATGGTGAACACCGCCCCGACTATATCGCCTGTGATGATATTGACACACTGAAAATGTGTAACAATGATCGCTTGATACGTGAAGGAATGGACTATATAACCAGTTCGCTATGGGGGTGTTTTGATAAAGGAAATGAACGGTTTGTTTTTAACAACAACCTTATACATAAAAACTCTTTACAAGCCAAACTGATAGAGCAATCTGAAATAGCCAATAAAGCAGCCAAAGAACAAGGATTACCAAGAACATTTTATCATATCAAAACGCCTGCAGTACTGGATGCTGATTTTACACCTTCGTGGTCTGCAAAATATACGGCTCAGTACTGGAGAGAGAAACGTGCAGCAACACCTTACAGAGCGTGGATGCGTGAATATATGTGCATACCTCTTGTAGATGGTACAATATTCAACCCTGAATGGATGCAGTATAAAAAGATTCTGCCATTGCACATGTATGATAGTTTGTGCCTGTATGGTGACTTGTCTTACAAAGACAAAGGTGATTATAAAGCACTCGTTTTGGTTGGTAAAAAAGGTCGTGAATTTCATATCATAGACGCTTTTGTTCGTCAAACTTCTCGTGCTGTAGCTGCAACATGGTTGTATGACCTGTACGAAAAGTTACAGCTTCAAAAATACAATGTCAGATACTTGATAGAGGGGTTATTTGCACAAGATGAGTTTGTGAACGACTTTGATATGGAAGGTGACAGCCGTGGTTACTACATACCAGTGACAGCTGATAAAGGGCAAAAGCATAACAAGTTTGATCGTATTGAATCAATGGCAGGTTTCTTTGAGCGTCTCAATGTATTCTTCAATGAGCTTTTAAAGAACAAACAGGACATTGTAAATATGATTGATCAGTTGCTTGCTTTCGAGAAAGGAAGTGGTGCAAATGATGATGCACCTGATGCGTTACAGTCTGCAATATCAGAGCTTAACAAAGCCACTTTTATAGAGAAATTTGAAATAAGAACTACACCCCGAACAACGGGTAAAAACCGCTTTTAAATGGCACGATTTATATTAGAGTCAGATTATGACATGCAGATAAAAAACGAAATACTTCGTTTGTTGACCGCAACCGACTTTTACAACAGTCCTAAACTGTTTAGAGCCGAACAAACAGCATTGGCACAAATACGCAACAGGATAGGCAAACGCTATGATTGCAGGTTGATTTTTGCACCCATTTTAGAAGGTGAAAAAGATACACGTGATCAGTATATTGTAACTGCAACAATCGACATTGCTTTATATCACCTGTACAGTCAAACAGGGATGAAGGATATACCAGAACACCGATCAACCCGATACCAAGATGTAATTGACTGGCTTAAAGATGTAGGTAACGGTACTAATCCTGTTGACTTGCCACCTGTTGTTGATGAAAACGGCAATCAATACACTGAGGTACGCATAAACAGCAAACCGCAAGAAAATCAAAGATGGTAAACAATTTAAACTTACTTTAAATGGGCTTTAAAGATTTTTTCAACTGGGGTAAAAGTCCTGTTTCACAAGCAGCACCCAAAAAAGAAGTTCGTGAGATGGCTCTTACCATCGCTCAAGAATTTACAGATAGAAACCGAAAAGACATAGACGGTTGGAGACAACACTTAAGAGCTGCAGAAAGCCCCGATGACCCACGCTGGTACGGTATGCAAGATACTATTGAGGACTTGATACTTGATGCACATCTTGCATCTGTTATTGATGTGCGTAAATCTGCAACGCTCAACCATAGAGGTTATGTAAGAGATAAGACAACTAAAAAAGAACTGGACGAACAAACCGACTTTTTAAACAAGCAATGGTTTTTTGAGTTCTTAGATAATGCACTTGATTCTGTATTTAAAAAATACACAGTAGCACAATTTTTCAGAATAAATGATCTGCCAAAATTCAGCATCATACCAAGAAGAAACATTTGTCCTCAAAAGGCACGAATGTACTTAGAGGTTGCAGGCAATGAATATGTGAATTATCTCGAAGTTCCCAATGTGATAGAGATTATGCACCCTTCTAAATTTGGGCTTATCAATGATGTCATACCCAATGTAATTTGGAAGCGTAACGCTTTACAGTCATATGCTGAATTTACAGAGCGATTCAGTAAACCACTGATCACAGCAACAACCAACAATACTGCAGAAGTTCCAAAGATTGAAAAGTCATTACAAAATTTAGGTGATTCTGGTACTGGTGTTTTACCGTACGGAACAACAATCACCATACACGATTTAGCAAACGCTGGTAATCCTGAAAAAACGTATATCGAAAATGCAAAGCTTCAAAACAATGAAGTAAGCAAAAGAATGGTAGGTTCGACAACAATGGTTGATGAAGGTGCAAACAGATCACAAACGGAAATACACGAGAAAACACTTGATGATAAAATTGCATTGGCAGATCGTAGAAATATGATGTTCTGCATAAATGATCAACTTTTTCCGATACTCCAAAATCTAGGTTTCAACTTTGATAATACGAAGCATGAATATGTATTTGACGAAACAGAAGATCAAACATTGAGCGAACAGTGGAATATTGCTAGAGAAGCTATGGAGCTGGGTTATGAGATGGATGAAGAAGAACTAAGAAAGACTTATAATTTACCGATCATAGGTAAAAGAGCAGCGAGTAATGTATTAGATACAGGCAAAACACCAACAGCTTTTAGTGGAAATTTTCGATAAGGGAACAAGCAAGGGCAAACTATGTTCCCATTCAATTATATAAAGACATTTGCCCACACTGTAAAGGTTCTCATCCAGTAGCTGAAGAAGGTCTGCCATTTCAGTACACAGATGAGCTTAGCAAGCTAAGACAGTCTATTTTAGAGCGTGCCAGCAAAGGTGAAGACCTTGACAGCTTACTTGATTTAACTGTCAGAACATTATCAGGCAGTGTTATTGATTCTTTTCAATCTCAAGCAGACTTTACTACACCTGATGCAGAAATGTTGACTCATCTGGTGCGTGACGTGTGGAACTTCAGTGCATCAAAGAACTATCAACAAATGCGAGATTTAACCCTTGCATTAAAAGATAATGAAGGTAAAGTACGTTCATTTTCAGACTTTAAAGAAGCTGCAGAAGGTATACTAGATCAATACAATATAACGTGGCTTGAGACTGAATATAACTTTGCTATTGCAGCTTCACAGAGTGCTGCCAGATGGGCTGAATTTGAAAGAGAGGCTGATGTAATACCAAACCTTAAATATCAAACGGTCGGTGATGATCACGTACGTGCAGCTCATCAGTTACTTGATGGTATAATAAGACCTCTTAAGGATAGCTTTTGGACTACTCATTACCCACCTAACGGCTGGGGCTGTAGATGCGAAGCAGTACAGGAACTCGCAGGATATGGACGTGTAACACTGGATAAAAATATACCTGATGTGGGTATACCTGAAATGTTTAAAACCAATTTAGCTAATACAGGGCTTATTTATCCACAAAATCACCCGTATTACACAGGTGTACCCAGAGCAGAAATAACCAAAGCATTATCTTATTTACCACCTAAAAACACTTTTATAGATGTTGATTTTGGTAAAGGTATTTCACTTGAGATACACCCACTTCACGGAGATAAAGAACTGATTGAAAATATAGATATAAGTAAGCTTTTAAAAAAGTATGACAAGAAAGCCCAGATTAAGCTATTACCGATCATTTCTGAGAAAGATGCAGAAGCAAGAAAGCTTTATTTGCCTGAAAGCTATTTACAAAAGTTTCCTAAAAAGAACCCTGATGCAATGTATAATAAAAAACCGATTGAATATGAAACTTCAAATGGTAGTAAATCATCTATTCAGAATGCAATTAAAAACGGCAAAAAGCAGGCTGAACACATTGTAATACATATACCCGAAAGCATGGATATAAACCAAGCTGATCAGATCATAAAGGGGCAATTAAAGCACTATGAAGGTAAAGAAGATTTAACCGTGTGGCTGGTTAATAACACTGAGAAGCTTGAGTATAAAACAGAACAAAAGCGACAATAACCGAAGTTAAAACCGCTTTTGTGGAGGTTAAGCCCTCAAGCCAAACCGATACAAATATACAAACATTATATTAATATACAAATATTATGGCAGGAGTTGCTAAATTACAATTACTTATAGACTTAAGAAACAACTTAAGGCGTGGTCTTGATACAGCACGCAGGCAGGTTACAAGGGCTGTAGGAGGTATGCAAGATCGTTTAAATGCTTTCGGTGTCCGAAATTCCCAGATATTTGAATCTATTCAGGCTCAAGTACCTGCTCTGTCTGGGGCTTTGGGTTCTTTAGCCAACCCATACATGGCAGTTGGTGCAGTCATAGCCGCTGTTGGTGCAGCTATTGTAAAATGTACAATGGCTGCAAATGACTGGCATGTGCAAATGGCAGAAATAAACGTCACTGCAGAACTATCTAAAAAAATGCTGGGTAAACTTTCAGACAAATTACTTGAGATAGGTGGTCGAAATGTGGCTGAACTCGAAGAAGTACCCAAAGCATTCAGTAAAATTATATCTGCAGGTCTTAGTGTCAAACAATCCTTAGATACATTAGAACCAACTTTGAGAGCTGCAAAAGCAGGTTTCTCAGAAATTGAAACTGTTGCAGCTGCAGGTACTGCAGTTATGATGTCAACAGGCTATGAAGCTACTCGTGTGTATGATATTCTTTTCGAAACAGTAAAAGAAGGTAATGCAGAGTTTAAAGACATATCACAATACCTACCCAAAGTAATACCACTCGCAAAGAATGTAGGCTACGAACTTGAACAAACTGCAGGTGCTTTTGCAATGCTTACAGGACGTTTAAGTGTAGAAAAGTCTGCAACCTCTTTAGAAGGTATTATGCGTGCGTTATCCTCTCAGAAAATAGCCATAGGGCAAATTGATAAAGCAACAGGTAAGTACGTGTCAGGGTTCAAATCAATAGGTATAGATGTTTTTGACCCAATGACAAAAAAAATCAAACCAATTTTAGACATAGTCAAAGAACTGGATAGTCAAATGAAAGGTTTGTCTGATAAAGATCGAATGATCAAATTTGATAAACTAGGTCTTGATCAGATGGGAACTTTAGGTATTTCTTCATTAATGCAAGATATACCAGCACTTGAAAAAGCTATAAATGCTACAACCAACTCTGCAGGCTCAATGGAAAAAGCCTATACTGATTCATTAACACCACTCGAAAGCTGGAAAATAATTCAAAACCAGATTAAAGTTGAAATGATACATATAGGAGAACTGTTTTTACCTATTCTTTCTCAAGTTGGTGAAAAAGTACTAGGTATCATTCAATACTGGAAAGATTTGTATAGAAGTTCAGAAATGTTCCGTGACCTTATTAGCGGTTTAGGCTTAGTTTTCGAAGTTCTATTTAAAATCACTTATGGAGGTATTATTTTAATAGTGAATATAGTTAACAATCTGTATTCTATTATCTCTGCTGTAGTTGGCAAATTGGGTGAATGGCTTGGTAAGATCACAGGTTTGAAAGGAGGCTTTAAAGACTTATACAGTTCTGTTAGACCTTATTTAATGTGGCTTAAAGATATGCTAGTTGAGATTGGAAGTCTCTTATATGATGTATTCACTTTAAACTTTGAAGGTGCTTATAACAAGCTCACCAACTTCAAGATGCCTAATATGGATAATATTAGGGAAAGAATAAAAGTTGATGTTGAAAAGAATGATGATTCAGGCGACTTTTCAGGTGTACCTACAGCTATAACAGGCGATACAGGCAGCACAACTGGTACAGGCAGCACTACAATAGCCGATGATATGAAAGGTATTAAAGGCGGTACTCAAACTAAGAATATCACTATCAATATTGACAGTTTTATAAAAGGTTTTTCACCAACACACCAAACATTTAACGGCTTAAGTGTAGACGAATTTGAGCGTAAAATGACAGAAATGTTTATGAGAGTTATAAGAGGTGCAGAAACAGCTTCATAATATAATGATATGGCATATAATGTAGATATGACAAGCTTTACAAGCAGATTAGATGCTGTATTGCAAACTTACCAACGATTACCCCCTGAAATAGCAACAATAGCTGTAAACTTCAGTAAAGATCGTTTTAGAGAACAAGCGTGGCTGGATAGAACAAAACACCCTTGGAAGCCTCGCAAAAAAGTGCGAGGTCGATCAAAAAGGAGAAGCCAGACATTACTTGTTGACAAAGGACGCTTAAAAAGAAGTATTCGAAAGATCAAAGCAACAATTGATGAAGTAATAATAGGTACAGATGTTGAGTATGCAGAAATACACAATGCAGGCGGTGAAATAAATAAAACCGTCAATGTAAGATCACATACAGTAAAATCGCACCGAAGAAAAGCACATACACGCACCAGAGCTGGACGTACAGAGAAGGTAAAAACGCAGACTGTAAAATCGTTTACAGTAAGAGCACACAAACGTAAAATGAATTTAAAGATACCACAACGCCAGTTTTTAGGTGAAAGTTATACATTGATCAGAAGAATAGAATTACATACAATAGCCCGATTCAGAAGGGCTTTAAGATAACTAATTATGATACAACCATTACTGAACCTCTATAAACTATTTGAGGAGAACAAAGAAGAGTTTGAAAAATATGACCTCGAATCACATTTCTTTATTGATCTGTACAGGTCACAGCCTGAAGAACCAGATCAATATGAATATTTTTCATTACCTGCCATATTTGTAGATTATCAACTTGTAGGACAAGGAAGAAACAAACCTCGATTAGTAACTATGATACTGCATGTTGTTACAGATGAAATGCCTGATGCATCAAATGTAATGATAGAGCATGCAAGCGGTTTAAAAAGATTCCTATATCATACCATTATACAAGAGCTTCTTGAAGGTACAAGACTAGGTAATACAAGCCGTTTAGAGTTTGTCAATGAAGCAATAGTAGATACACAAGTAGTAAATTACCACAATCAATCCTATACTTTTGAAGCCTATCTGCAAGATTTGACAGGCACACCTGAAGAAATTGAATACGGTATAATTGAGCTTATCAGGTTACAAGGACAACTGGTAAAAGAAATAGAATAACTATTTGTATTTTATCAAAAAAATAATAGAATATGCAAGTATAATATACTATACTTGCATATTATTTTTTTATTCTATAATATATGACAACTACAGAATTAATAAAATTACTACAGAAGTTAGAAAAAGGAGCAAGTGGCAGAAGCCGTGAAATAAGTATTTATACCAAAGATGAAAGCGGTGAAGAAGTTTGCATAATGAGAGAATCACATACACTTGTATTTGGTTCAAGTGGAGATGGGTGTGCAGGGGCTGAGCTGCAATTAATTATAGAATGACATGAAAGTATTTGTTCGTATATATCAGAAGCCTTTAAAGATTAAGGTATATTCCTCACTGATTGCTCTGATTGAGGATAGCAACCTAGATGATCTGGGTGCAAGCAAATCAAAGCTAGAAAAGCATCCTTTCAATGATTTTGACTATGTTACACACAAAGTTATCATATCAAAAAAAGAAACTATATCAACAGGAGATGTCAGACGCTCATTACAACTACAAAGTGATTTACCACCAAATAAAACAAACTTATGAAAGCAGATGAATTAAGAATTGGAAATAAAGTTATCTATAATAGTATAGTATATCAGGTTTTAGGAATTGTCCTATCAGATATAAAAAGTACTCCTTACCAATATAGTATTACTTTAGTTAACCCACACCAACCAACTACTATTGTAAACCTTGAATTGATTGAACCTATTTCTTTAACAGAAGATATACTTCTATCATTTAAATTTAGAAAGAATAAGAATATTTTCACTAAAGATATATTGTTTCGTCTAACAGAAGAAGATGGCTATTTCTATATTGTATGGGGTGATTGCTTCAAACGTACAACAATATATGATCTTCACTCACTTCAAAACTTATATTTTACTTTAACTGGAAAAATCTTATGA